TAATACATTGGATAAATGAGTTAAAACCAAATGAATTTATTGTACCTGATGTTTGGCAAGAAACAAATGCTTCTATAGTTAGCGCTAGAGAATGGATTAATATTGAATTACCTAAAGAAGTTACTAAAGTAGCTGTTGTTCAAGCTACTAATTATACTGATGCTGCTGTTTGCTATCAGATTTATAAGGATCTAGGTTATAAGAAAATTGCCTTTTCATATGGTGCTGAATATTATTTAAATCATTCAAATCATCCTAATAAAAACTTAGCTAAAGTATTAGGTCGTATTGAGGTAGTTAGTAGAATGTATAATATGGGTTTAATTAAATCAACAGATAGAGTACATTTATTAGGTTGTCAAGTACCTCAAGAATTTAGTTGGTATAAAGGTATGGATTTTATTGAAACTATTGATACATCAAATCCTATTATGGCTACTTTAGATGGTATGCAGTATGGTTATAATGGTTTAACTGAAAAACCTAAATCAAATATGAATGATAATTTTTATACTACAGATTTAGATTATAACTTACTTGATTGGAATTTAAGAATGTTTAGAAAATTATTAAAATAATGCAAGTATTTTTACCATACCCCGACTTTAAAACATCTTTAGAATCTCTAGACGATAAACGTTTAGGTAAACAAAGAGTTGAAACTTACCAACTAATAGCAGGTTTAGAAGGTAGACCAACATTAACCGGTAAACCTTATTCTAAAGGCCGAGTTAACCATCCTATAAGCCAGATGTTTAGAGATAACATACCTGCGTTAAAACACTATTTAAATGTGTCTATAGACGTTTGGGTTGCTAGAGGTAAAAATAATACAATGAAAAAAGAAGTGATTAATGAAGAAATCATTATGCCTGTTTGGTTTAATGATCCTGATTTTCATAAATCACATAGAGCAAATTTATTAAGAAAAGATGCTGTTTATTATAGTGCTCATGGTTGGACTGATAATCCAAGTTTACCTTACAGATGGTATGATATGGATAGAAAACAATGGTATGATCAAACAGCAGGAACTAAAGAAAAAATATATATTTAAATAAATTATGGAAGAACTATTATCACTTTATGACTACCTAGGAAAAGCAGCGGGTAAAGAACTAGGTAAAGATGTGAATTTACGAGCACAACAAGAAAAAATTCCTAGATCCACTCGTGAAATCTCAAATCCTAAATATAAAGGTAAAGTAATGCTTTACCCAAAATTATTTTTAGACAAGTATTTTAATAAAACAATTGAAAACTATGAAACAGACGACCTCCCCTTCTAAACCAATGATAGAAATTAATTCTGCTTGGGAAGCAGAAATTAAAAAAACATTAGACGCCTTATGGGAAAATAGATATCGCCTAAGTTTGGCTAATGTAGAACTTTTACGTAGATTCGCTAATAAAACAAAATTATAATATGGAACCAAATTTATTTAATACTACAGGATATTTAACATCAAATTCTACAGGATATATTTCAACAGGAAATACTGTTCCTAATTCATTGCTCACAGCCACACAAAATCCACCATCATTTAATCTAACACCAATAAATCAAATTATGCAAAATAAAGTAGCAGTTTTTCACGTAATCAGAGACGAAGACGAAAAAATCATTAAGACCGAATTTCTAAAAGAAATGTGGGTTGAAACTAAAAATGGACAATCAGTAGATTTTCAAGTAGCTAGAGATAAAGATTTAGCTGATTATGAAATGTCTGATTTATCTATTAGAACAATTTTTACATTAACATTCTAATGAAGAAACAAGCAGTATTATCATTGAGTGGAGGTATGGACTCTTCCACTCTACTGCTTCATCTACTTGCCAATGGTTATGAAGTTTGTGCTCTTTCCTTTGATTATGGTCAAAAACATTCAGTTGAACTTGAACGTGCTAAAGAATTAGTTAATTATTTAAATTCTAATCCACTTAGATATTTTCACCATGATCGTGCTCCTGGTGGGTTTGAAGAAATTTATCCTAAAATCAAATATCAAGTAATTAAGCTTGATGGTTTAAGCCAATTGCTTAATTCAGCACTTGTAACTGGTGGAGATGAGGTTCCTGAAGGACATTATGCTGAAGAAAATATGAAAGCAACTGTTGTTCCTAACAGAAACAAGATATTTAGTTCTATTATTCAAGCAGTAGCTTTATCAATTGCTGAATCTAAAAATACAGATGTTCATATTGCTATGGGTATCCATGCTGGTGACCATGCTGTTTATCCTGATTGTCGTCAAGAATTTAGAGATATTGATTATGAAGCATTTGTAGCAGGTAATTGGGGAGCTGAAAAAGTACAATATTATACTCCTTATTTAGATGGAAATAAATTTAGTATTTTAGAAGATGGTTTAAAATGTTGTGAGACATTAAGATTAGATTTTGATGAAGTTTATAAAAGAACTAACACATCTTATAAACCAATTAAATTAAAAGTTTACTATCATTTAGACAATGGTGATGTTGAAGAATATGAAGAATGGTTTAGTGATTATAAATCAGCATCATCTGTTGAACGTGTTGAAGCATTTATAAAATTAGGTAGAAAAGATCCTGTGCCTTATGCTGACGAATTTGGACCAGTAGCTTGGGATTTCGTAAAAGTATACGTATCTTCAATACTAGATGAGCATTCGAAGACAATATAGAAAATCCCCAAAACCACAACAAATGTATATTGTGTTAAATAAAGACAGTGAGGTATTTATCGGTCTATTAGGAGGTAAGGTCCAATGGTCTTATAATTGGAATGAAGCAAAACCTCTAAATAAAGAAAATACCTCATGGCTTTTAAGACACAATCCAGGAACAGAATTAATTAAAGAAGAAGAATTAGTATGAAACAACCAGACCCAAAATTACATCAATCAATCAGCTTTTTAAAATCAGCTGTTAGAATCTCCGGTTATGTTGCTCTATTTTGGAGCCTTAGCCTTGGAGCGATTATTTTAATTATTAGTGAATTAATTGGTATTATAGAAGAATTAGTATAAAATTGGTGTGTTCCTTGATTTTGTAATATTTATAATCATGGAACACACTAAAATTTATTTGGTCACTAATTGTTATAATGATCCTAATACAGTTTATATAGGAGAAACTAAAAATAACAGAAAAAAAGATCATAAACGGAAATTTGGTTCTCAAATAGAATACACCGAAATAGATGAAATTAATTCATCAAATAGAAAAGATTGGAAACCCTTAGAAACATACTGGATCAATCAGTTTAAAGCTTGGGGATTCAATGTTTTAAATAAAAATGAAGGTGGAGGTGGGCCTATTACTCATTCTAAAGAAACTAGAGAAAAAATGAGTAAAACTAGAAAAGGAAAACCAAGTTTATTAAAAAATAGAAAAAGACCGGAAATAAGTAAAAAATTAAAAGGAAGAAAAAGTTATATGACTTCTGAAACTCCATTAAAAATTAGTAAAGCCTTAAAAGGAAAATCTTTTACAGAAGAACATAAACAAAAAATTAAACAAACTCGAGGTTTTTTAAAAAATAGAAAAAACACTTGGCAAACTATTCCTGTATTACAATATAGTTTAGATGGTAAATTTATTAAAGAATGGGAATCTCAAACAGAAGCTACTAAATTTTTAGGTAAAACTGGAGATGGAATAGGAGCTTGTTGTCGTGGAAGACAAAAACAAGCTTATGGTTATGTTTGGAAATTTAAAAATTAAATATTATATTAAAAAGTATGAAAAAATTATTTTACTTTACTAGTTTAGGATGTGTTCCTTGCCAGACATTTAGTCCAATAATGGATCAAATATCAGCCTTAATAGCTGTTGAAAAAGTTATTATAGATTATGAAATGAATAAAGCAACATCAGCTAATGTATCAAGTGTTCCTACAGTGATACTTGTAGAAAACGGACAAGAAGTTCGTAGATTTGTAGGAGTAAGAAGTTATGACCAAGTAATGAATTTTATCAATGGGTAGTTTTAGATCAACAAAAATATTTGATGGTTATTCAACAGTGTTTCGTCAATGGCGAGCT